AAAAGAAGTGGCTAGATAACACTTTGGGAAAAGGTCACGATTATAACATTGGAGAGATGACTCCTCAGAATCTTTTGCCATCAAATGAAAAAAGTTTAATCATTGGAACTTTTAGTATTAATGAAATGCCAATGTCTGAAAGAAGTAAGCTCGAATCCTTTTATCACATGTATGACTTTATGTTGATTGCTTTTAAAGACAATGCAAATTTCGGGGTAGATAATTTACCTTACTTTGAAACACTAATGGATAATCTCGATTCTTCTCATGAATTGAAAATTACGAAATGTCCTTACTTTAAAAACAATAGATTCCTACTAGGTAAAAAGAAATGAAGAATATCATACTACAACATTGGAATGGTAATCTAAGAGAGCTTGAAAAGTTGTCCATGGAGAACATACAAAGATATGCTGAATTCTGTGGCGCTGAATATAAACTGCTAAGAGGCCTCATCTTCAATCCGAATCTTAAAAGTGAATGCCAAAAGGTTCACATGTTGTCTGAAGAATTCGACGACTACGATACAGTAGTTATGATGGATATGGATATGTTCACCCGAAAGGGAATGACGAAAAATATCTTTACAGATGAAAATGGTATGGGTAGACATTATAAGGTCCAACCGCATCTAAGAAAAAGCATTGGCAGACGACTTCCTGATCTATGTAACCCTAAGTATCCTTACTGGGGCGGATCTATATACCGATTCGAGAAAGATATGAGGAAGAGACTACGTCGCCACATTGTACATTTCAACATGCTGAAATTTAACTCCAACATGGTAGACGAAGGCATCATGCACCATTTAGCTACTATGGAGAAGCTGGAAGAGAATGAGAATACATATATGGACAGGCAACAATGGAACTACAGTAGCTTCGATGAGGGTGTCGAAGATGCGTATATTATTCATATAAGACCAAAGGTTGCACCAGGTGGACCGAAAAGACCGAAGATTGAAAACTACAGATCCTTGGTCGAAAGGGGATTGATAGAATGAAGACTTTGATATATCAATATTGGGATGGACCGGTTAAGCCTTCTGTGAAGGCGGGTGTCGATGCTATGAGGACGTATGCTGAAAGGATTGGTGCTGATTACCTTTTTGAGGATAATCCGCGGTACATCCGTGATAGAAGATTCGGAAACTACTCCGCACATTATGGAGCCTTTAAACCTGTATTTGAAAAACCGTATCGTGACTATGACTTTATTCTTTTTGCAGACACCGACGTCTTTCCTGTAGACAATCTTCAAGAGAATATATTTGAGTATTTCGATCATTCAGCTGATATCGGTATATGCACTGAACCTTTTCAACCAAAGCAGAGACAGATCACCACCGGTAGAATCACATCCGCCCGCGATGAACAATGGGCAAGAATGGTGAAAGATAAATGGGGAACGGAGGTACCAAGAACTGAAGAGGGTTTAGTAAAAGTCTATAACACTGGTGTGGTTCTTTACAGTGATAAAGGTATGGAACATGCTCGAAATAACTGGGCTTCATTCGATGAGTATGTAAACCTTGTTAGAAGTATTGGGCTAGATTCTTTTTACACGTGTGATCAGCCTTATCTACATGCCATGATGTTTGCTACTAACATGAAGGTGATGGAGATGGATAATAACTGGAATAGTTATGTTCATGGTACTCGTGATAAGATTCAGCCGAAAAGAAGAATTATGGATTGGCGTACACCTGAAACAAAATTTGTTCATTGCCAGTTTCCTGGTGCCGATAATATGAACGAGGAGCAGTTATTGAAAGTAGTAAACCTTCCTCGAGATCAATGGGGATATGACATATGAAAATCTTTGGGATCGGTCTATCCCGGACTGGAACAACAACGCTAAACCACGTTCTCCGCGAGTGGGGATTCAATACGATACATTATCCACAGCCAAGTCAGTTATGGGATCCAGATAACGATGGGGCAAATGATATTCCAGTGATTCCTGTATATAAAGAGCTCGACAAAGAGTTCCCAGGATCGAAGTTCATCTACACCATTCGAGACAAGGAACAATGGTTAGATTCGATTGTTCCTTACTTCGAAAGAAAAAGAAATTGGACGACGATGAATAGCTCACAGGTTATAACCCGAAGAAAAGTGTATGGTGCGGATTTTCCGAACCGCTTCGAGGCTGAAGTGGCATGGAATAAACACGATCAGGATGTAAAAAATTATTTTACAAACAGAGATAACTTGTTTATAATAAATATCGTAGGTGGTGATTCTCCGCAGAAGCTTGCTGAGTTTCTGGGGGTTACTACTGATCTGAAAGAATTTCCGAATCTGAATAAGTTGAAAAAATGAAACGTTATGCCATCGTAATAAAAAACAATAAGATCTCTGAATCTGCTTATAGGAAATTACAGTCAAGCACCTCTCAGAAGGTTATGGTGTTTGATGCGATTACTCCTGATGAGGTACAAGAGAAGCTTAAGATGTTTGATTTGAAATGGAACTATCCATGGAATCAGCCAGTACTTGATATGCAATCAGGATTAAAGAAAAGCCCATATCAGACACGAAACCGCGATGCACGGATCGCTACGGCGCTCAGTCACTATGTTCTATGGAAGATGTGTATTACTTTAGATGAACCGATCGTTATCCTAGAACATGATTCTTATTTTATAAAGGAGATTGACTTTGATCCGAGCGAAGCGCCGTTTGATATAATCGGTATTAATAATCCAATTGGAGCTACTCGTCTTTCCCGTAAATTTAATAATATTGTACAGGCATCCCCCGATCGATTTATCCGTGTTCCAAAGATTGATGATGATACCATTCCTCAAGGTCTTGCTGGAAATTCTGCATATATAATTAAACCGGCAGGAGCGAAGAAGATGATTCAGCTGGTGAAAGATTATGGTCTATGGCCAAATGATGCAATCATGTGTCGACAGTTAGTTCCCAAGTTGGGTGTAACTACCAGATATTATACAAAGGTACAAGGTACGCGGAGTACTACTACACTATGAAAGCTTATGTTATTACTATTATGGACCACGAGCGGTCCGTACAAGCCGCAGAGAGATGTATTCGATCTGCAGCAAGGTTTGGATTGGATGTGAAAAAATTTCATGCTATTACGCCAAAGTCGAACCTTACACAGATGCTGATCGATAGAGGAATCTCTGATCAAGACTTTCGTGAAGTTTATTCGCGAACCCCAAACTGCATCGCAGCGTTCCTTTCTCATTACACATTATGGGAAAAATCTGTTAAAACGAACGAAGACATTTTAATCTTCGAACACGATGCAGTAGTAAAATCCGAAATACCAGATGTACCGTTCGCTGGATGCATCTCCTATGGTACGCCTTCATATGGAAAGTTTAATACCCCGACTGCTCTTGGTGCAGGACCTTTGGTAAGTAAAGCATACTTTCCAGGTGCCCATGCATATAAAGTTTCGCCATCTGGCGCAAAGAAGATGATTGACCAGACCAAGATTAAAGCGAAGCCGACTGACGTGTTCTTGCATAGAGATACGTTCCCGTTTTTGCAAGAATACTATCCGTGGCCGGTTATAGCAAATGATAGCTTTACTACTATTCAGAATGAAAAAGGATGTTTAGCCAAACACAACTATGGCGAGACATACGAAATACTTTAGGGATAAGAATATGAACTTGTTTATTACTGGATGTGACGTTAACACTGAATGGATGCTTCCCTGGTTTGTAGAAAACTTTCGTAAGCATAATCCGAACGCTAAACTTATGATCTTCGATTTCGGCATGGAAGGTAGTCATTTTCCCGAACTCCGTAAGTCTCTTCGAGGCAATCAAGACAAAGGTTGGTTTAAGAAGCCAGCAGCAATGATCTCTGCATCAAGGATTGCAAAGAAGGTATGCTGGTTAGACACCGACTGTCACGTGAAAGCAAACATCGAAGATATTTTCGATTTAACAGAACCAAATAAGTTGATGATGGTAGAGGATAAACCCTGGACGAAAAGACGAGGAGAGAAGTGGCACAATAGTGGAGTAGTTGCATTCGAGGATCGTCCGAATATATTGGACGAGTGGGCATCAGCTGTTGCTATAAACCCGAAAATTGGTGACCAAGAGGTGCTTCACAGGCTCGTACGCGAGGGCATGCGAAGAATGATACATATTCACGATCTACCAAGAAAGTACAACACTCTAAGGCTAGATCTGTTAGATGATACCGCTCCAGATAATATTAGCATTATGCATTGGACTGGGCCAAAAGGAAAAGATGAAATTCGGAGAATGATGAATGGGTAAAGTAGTTCATATTATTGGAAATGGGACTTCGGCTGGGCTGACTTACAATCCCTCCGTAAAAGGATTGAAATACACATGTAACCTTCCTCCATTTTCTGTTCCTGAAGCAAAGGCAACCTTTATGGTCGACTTTAAGATGATGAAGGCTATAACTGATGGAAGTGTTACTGTTCCAGGAGAATGGATTCTAGGATTCCGACCGAAGAAATGGACAGAGGTGAATCCTAGATTCTACCTCAAATATGCACCACAGATCAAGGAGTTCTATTTAGATAAACCAACCTGGGTTCGGAGCTACACTGACTTCAACTGCGGTCATACATCGGTTCACTATGCTGCACATAAGTTAAAGGCGGAAGAGGTACACATGTACGGGTTCGATTCTATCTTTGACCTGGATCTAAGAAGCTGCACTGACTTTTATCTAAATTCTGATCGTGGTACTATGAACAACACGCGTCTAAGCGGTAACTGGAGACCCATATGGCATAGGATGTGGAAAGAGTCTCCTGACACTAAGTTCATATTGTATCATCACCATAGCAACATTAAGACCCCGCCTGTCTCGAAAAATGTTGAGATTGTAGTTGTGCCAAAGGGTAAAAAAAGATAGGATGGGGTTTACATCCTCCTAAAAATGGTCTATTATATAAATAATATTACCCGAAACTAAACGGACAACCAATATGACTAAACAGATAATCCTTGACGAGGAATGTTTGGATTGTTGTGATATGAATCCCAATATGTTGGTACCATGGTACCTTATGGCATCATATGCATACTACGTTGAAGATAATCCTATACTTACAGATCAAGTGTTTGATCGACTAGGAAGGAAGATGTTGAACCATTGGGAGGACATAGATCACTTCCACAAAGATCGTTTGTCTAAAGACATGTTAGAGGCTGGTACCTATCTAGGAAATTATCCCTCGAGAGTATCAGGTGGTCTTGATAGTCTTCGTAAAATCTACACCAATACTAAGAAATTTGAAAAAAGAAAGAAAAAATCCTCAGAAGGGGGTTTACTTTCTTTTATGTAGACATTATATTAGTAGTATCAAAAAAGGAGATACACTATGGAAAAACAAGTTCTAGGTGACCTTGAAAACATGGTTGCAGATGACATGATCGAAAAGGGCTATTTGTTATATGAAGAAGAAGATACTAAAAAGTTTTGGAATGAACAGTATGATTTAGAAAAACAACCAATCAGAAAGATCAGTCGATGAAATTATTTACAACCTCTATTGTAGCATCTATTCTTGCTACAGCTTCATACGCTGAAAGCGTAGATGCAAAGGTACAAGATATCTTTACTACAACATCTCGAGATGTGCCATACATCGAGCGTGGTTGTTTCATGGTGAATGTACCAGTTTATGGTACTCATCTGCGACAAGGTAGTGCGGCTGAAGGTGCTATTCTTGGTATGATTATTGGTGGAATTGGCGGTAAAGCAATCACCGGACAAAATGACGGTGCTGCAGCTGGTGCTATAATCGGTGGAGTCATTGGCGCAGACCGTGCACAAAACTCCACTCGAACCGAACAGGTTGTTACTGGATATCGCCAGGAGGAACGATGCACAGATGTAACTCGTTATCGCCGTGAAGAAGAAGTTGTATATGATTACTCTATTATTACTTTTTCTATTGATGGTGAATTTTACGAGTTTACATTCACGAAATAGTAATATATACTACAATAATGACTCCGTAGCTCAGCTGGATAGAGCAAGTGACTTCTAATCACTAGGTCGAGGGTTCGAGTCCTTCCGGGGTCGCCAATCTCGGTATAGCACAGTCTGGTAGTGCGCTTGTTTTGGATACAAGAGGTCGTTGGTTCGAATCCAGCTACCGAGCCCAATTATAAAGAGGATTTCTATATGGAACTTATACTGATATGGTTTTTAACATTCGTTGCAATGGGTGAAGAAATCAAAGCAAACGATCAAGAGATCTTACAGCTACAGGATAACATTATTATTCTTGAAAAGAGGATTCAGCAGAATGATACTACTATTCTAAAGCTATCTGGAGCTCACTCATCTTTCTACGCTAACCAACAAATCTTTAATGAAGGTCATGATCATAAGCACTCCCACGGGGAATCTAAAGATTAGTGAAAGTTTAATGAAAGTTTAAGCGGGCGTGATGGAATTGGTATACATACGACACTTAAAATGTCGGTTCTGTGGGTTCGAGTCCCACCGCCCGCACCAATATGGTTCTATGGTGTAATGGTTAGCACAAAGCGCTCATAACGCTTCAGGTCCGGGTTCAAGTCCTAGTGGAACCACCAATTGATTAGAGGGGTCCGTATGTCAAAATCGAGTATAGAATATGTAGAACTTGCTGGTTTGAGAATCACCTTGTCACATCTCTTACATCAAAAATCGAAAATACAAGACCTGGACAAAATTGCAGCATACCTTAGACAAAGGATAAAAGAGTTAGAAGATAAATAACTAAAAGGAAAACATATGCAAGTAGACATTCCCGAGCGTTGGGATGATCCTTGTGATGATTGTACACATTGGTTTGGTAGATAAGGAAGCACAATAATGGAAAGGTGGAACACCAAAACTCGACTTGGGGTTATCGCTTACGATGTGCTTTTTAACGAATTCCATAGGCCTTTGGTAAAAGGTAAGGCTAATAGAAAAAATATCGAAGACGGCATTCTTGATGCTGTCTATAAAGGTGAACTTGAAGCTATGAATAAAGCGGATGTAGATTACGTCTGTGATATTATAGACGATTTTTTGAAAAAATACTATACTAACTGAAGTTGAAAAAACACTATCCTAACTGAAATTGAAAAAACACTATACTAACTGAAAAAACTGAGTGATAAATCAGTAGCGACGTATGCCTATTGCTTCGTCTGCTCTAAATAATTTGTAGCTGACTTCATCATCCTGATTGCCACCAATTATAGCATAGTACTCGATGCCATCCTCTGTATAAGAGACGAGGAAGAATCCAACATGTCCTTGCCAGGATAGGTTTCTTGGAAAGATTACAAGATCACCATAGATCGGTTCGTCGACGGGTTCGCCAAATTTTAAAAAGGATCTTGCTAATAGAGAATCAGTTCCTTTTATGCCAGATTCTTCTAATACGGAATTGACAAATGCTGCACACCACGGCGTTGTTATGGGATCTACGTCCATCAACTCTTGGAGTATATTGGTATGATCAAATTCGTTCATTCCAACGTACTTCTCAGCATTAAGTATTATACTGTCAACATGTCCGGCACTCCAAGTTGGTGTTACAAAAAAGATACATATCGCTGTTAATAGACACCTCATACTAATATTTATGAAAAAAGCTCAAAAAAAGTTCACATAGGGGGTTTACAAACCTTGGTACATACATTATATTACTACTATCAACAAAAGGAAGATCACTTCTTCCAGCTTTTTGAAAATTTGGTTTTGTCTTAGGGGTAACCCGATAATAGATTGGAAACAGATTCGCTCTGTTTTCAGGTACGTATCACGAGTGAAGAAACGTAACAGGTAGGTAGGCATCGCGAGGCTGAACCCGTAAAATCCTGGTGAGGGACCAAACAGTGACTGATGCGTATCTGAAAGCAGAGCTTCAAAGATAGAGTCGGTATCAATAGTGTTGAGATACTAAATAATGGCTACTATCTACCCGGGGGACTTCTGATAAATTTGCCTCAAGGTGACACAAAATTATTCCCAAGTAGCTCAGTAGGTAGAGCAACTGACTGTTAATCAGTGGGTCGGCGGTTCGAGCCCGTCCTTGGGAGCCAAAATAATGGGGGTGTAGCTCAATGGTAGAGCGGTGGTCTCCAAAACCGCGTCAGAGAGGGTTCGACTCCTTCCACCTCTGCCAAATAACGTTAGCGTGGCAGAATTGGTTATGCAACGGATTGCAAATCCGTGTCTTAGGACTATGCTGGTTCGAGTCCAGTCGCTAACTCCAAATAAATGCGGGTGTAGCTCAGTTGGTAGAGCGTTAGCCTTCCAAGCTAAATGTCGCCAGTTCGAACCTGGTCGCCCGCTCCAACAGTTAAATAGAATAACGCCGCTTTAGCTCAGCTGGTAGAGCAACTGATTTGTAATCAGTGGGTCGGGGGTTCAAGTCCCTCAAGCGGCACCATAATACATCTCGAGACGCAAACCGCAGCGTTGGGATGCATACCTAAAGCGGTGACTGCCAGGAAAGACTGGCAACAAGATTTATAATGGAGATATCTATGACTAAAGTGATGGAATGTTGGAACACCCCTGATCAACTTGGAATTATTGCGTTTGATGTAATCCGCAACGATCTTCATCGTCCGATTAAAGACGGCCAGTGTAACAGAGAAAATGTAGAAGACGGTATTCTGGACGGGGTATATAAAGGTGAACTACCCGCTATGAATAAGTCTGATGTAGAGTTTGTTTGTCAGATTGTCGATGAACTAATTCAACTAAATATTAAGAAATAAACTGTCGGTTTTGAAGAGTATTATGAAGAATGAAAATAGGATTTACTGCGAGTAGCTTTGATTTACTTCATGCTGGTCACGTACAAATGCTACGTGAAGCGAAAGAACAATGTGACTATCTTATTGTTGGGTTACAGATAGACCCTAGTAAGGATCGACCTGAAAAGAATTCTCCTATACAAACTATAGTGGAAAGATATACACAACTAAAAGCTGTTCGTTATGTGGATGAAATTATCCCGTATGATACAGAGCAGGATTTAGAAGATATCCTAACAATGTACAATATTGATGTTAGAATAATCGGTGCAGAGTATAAAGAAAAAACCTTTACGGGTCGTGCAATATGTGCTAGTCGAGAGATAGGCATTTATTTTAACAAACGGGACCACAGATTTAGCTCAAGTGATTTGCGGCGAAGAGTATTGAAGAGAGAAGAATGAAAATCTATATTGGACCTTATAGTGACCGATGGGTAAGTTATGTTCACGACAAGCATATGAATAAAAAGTATGGTTGGGATTGGCCCGAGTATGGGCAAAAGGGATTGAACAGTACTCATGAACCATCCAAAGAATTAGTTCTCCGTAAGCTAGAGGAAGCTCTTCAATGGATATACAATCATACTATCAATCTGATTCTAGACAGACGCTCTGGTCAGAAGATGAAGATTCGTATTGACAAGTATGATACTTGGTCTATGGATCATACTCTTGCTTATATCATCGTGCCTATGCTGAAGCAGCTGAAAGATACAAGGCATGGTTCACCTATGGTAGATGATGAAGATGTTCCAGAAGAATTTCGTTCCACTTCAGCCCCTCCTGTAAAAAATGAATGGGATCCTGATAGCAATTTTGAGAAACGTTGGGATTGGGTTATGGATGAAATGATTTGGGCATTTGAGCAGAAGACTTATTCCTGGGAAGAGCAATATTTCGGTGACTGGGTACCAGACAAAGATAAGACTTTTGGCGGTTCATTTAAAAATACAGATGATGAAGGTCGTAAAGCGCATCACAAACGTATGATAAATGGTTTCCGCCTCTTTGGTAAGTATTACGGAAACCTTTGGGATTAATTTAGAATACTGTAGGGGACAGGTGCTATCGCTCTTGTCCCTTTTTTTGTTTTCGTATAAATAATGTTAAAGAGGAAATATATATGTCTGATATCTTTGATTTTGGATTCACAGCTGTAGATGAAGATGAACTCCAAGCGGTTCAAGCAGCAAAGGCTACTGCTACCGAGGTAACATCGACTGCAGAAGTTACCCAAGAAAAATTGGATCGGCTCTATAACAGCATACAAGGATTGATTACCAATCTCAAAAAGAACCCGGAAAAAGAATATATCCTTTGGCCCGATCGTCTTGCAAAGGTCGAGCAGTTCGAAGCTCACCTACTATCGATCTACCAATCATGAGCGATCAAGAAAGATACCATGATTGGATTCTCCGTAAGTATCGAGAGATTGATGATCTAGAAAAAAATACAAAAAAGAGCGACTAGGGGATTTACATTTACACGTAAGACCCTTATATTGATACTATCGAATAAGGAGATAGGTATATGATTCGAAGGAAAGATTTCTCCTACCGCGAATATGAGCGGAAGGGTGTGACACTATGGGGCGTTTACATCGGTCGTACTATAAGATACACTGTATGTAGAACGGAAGAAGAAGCTAAGGCTACCGCGGATATTTTGAACCACGATCCTTACTACTTCGAACGCGCTGACTGGAAAGATTTCATTTCGAAAAGGACTGCCCAATGACTATTGCTACCACTTACGAAGAACGTATGGCTCTTATCGATTCTCTTGCTCCGAAGTACAATTCTCGGACAAAGATGCGTAAGGCTGCAAAAGCCTCTTCCTCTCGGGCGCGTCGGTCCGCGCGTACGAAGGTTAAGCGTGAATTCATGGATATTCCCACTGAGTCGAATATCTACGCTTACACGGACTCTTCTAAGTATGCAAAAGAATACTATGGGGAGACCCTGCACTATACCACGAAATACGATAATGATTGGGACTGATATGACTAAACAAGAGATCAATCAAATGCTTCGAGAGAACGTGCACACAGTCACGTTTACTAAAGCCGATGGAACTGAGCGCGTTATGAAATGCACGCTTATGGACTCTCATCTTCCTGACCAAACTGATGTCGAGGAATATATTTCTCGTAAGAAGAATGATGAAGTGTGTGCGGTGTGGGATGTTGAAAAGAAAGGTTGGAGGTCCTTTCGAGTTGATTCTGTAAAGGAAATTTCATGACTGGTACTGAGCCGCTCGTATACACTATCCTTATCTCGGTCGGCATCTTTGTAATGGGGGTTTGGTACGGAAAAAGTCTGCTACAAGATAAGATGGAAGACGTTATCGAAGAAACAATCAACTCTTTGATCAGTGGAGGTTACCTTCGATATAAGCACGATGAAAACGGTGAGATTGAGATTTTGAAGTGGAATGATCTGAATGACTAGAAAGCCCGTAGTGAAAAAGCCACGTAAACCTCGGAAGCCTATGACTCCTGAACAAAAGGAGAAAGCGGTTAAAGCACTTGAAAAAGCTCGAGCGAAACGAGCTGCAACAAATCCTCCCCAATATAAAAGCCTCGATCCTTCAGTTGTTGCTCTCGATGACGATAACGTTTTTAGTCGTAAGAATGTAATGGAATGGATCAAGAGACAAAAGGAAGAGGTGTCTTTCCAGAGGAAGCAGGTGAAACAGAATGTAAAGGGTGCTGATGCAAAGCTCGCCAATGCCCAAGCATACATTCGAGAATTAGATTACTATCTTAAAAATGGCACATATGTTTCTGGGTTCTATGGTCCAGAAGGTACTTCCATTGTCCGGTGGAAATGCACTCATCCGTCTTATGATAAGGATGGGAATATGATTAAAGCATTCGGGACAGATTACTCGGGAGTAGAATATGATTGAACAGAAATTCATGAACAGAGCTTCCTTCACTAAGATGGTGGAGGAAGCAGTCTTTAAAAAGAAATTGTCATACATCGATGCGGTAGTGCACGTGTGTGAGAATCAAGAAATTGATCCAGAAGATTCGAAGAAATTCATTTCTCCTGTGATCAAGGATAAGCTCGAAGCGGAAGCAATTCGTTTAAACTTTTTGCCCCGTCAAAATACTTTGATCTTCGAGTAATTTTATTATGTACAAATACTAAAATATACGATACAATACTCATTTACACAACAATATACGGAGAATACAATGTCATTTGCAGATCTTAAAAAGCGGCGTCAATCGTCCATCTCGAAACTTACCGCAGCTGCTGAAGCTGTTGGGGGTGAAAAGAAAAGCTACGGTGATGCCCGCATTTGGAAATTGCAGCGGGATAAGCAGGGTAACGGTTACGCCGTACTTCGGTTCCTTCCTGCCGCTGAAGGTAACGAGCTTCCGTGGAACCGCTATTGGGATCACGGCTTCCAAGGACCAACTGGTCAATGGTACATCGAAAATTCCCTTACATCTATCGGTCAAGAAGATCCAGTTGGTCAGCTAAACGGTCGGCTATGGAATTCTGGTATCGAGGCAGATAAGGAGAAAGCTCGTAAGCAGAAGCGTCGACTTCATTATGTTGCTAATGTTCTTGTTATTAGTGATCCAGCTAATCCACAGAACGAAGGCAAGATCATGATCTATCAGTTCGGTAAAAAGATCTTCGACAAACTTATGGATGCAATGAAGCCAGAGTTTCAAGATGAAGAACCTTTGAACCCATTTGACTTTTGGACAGGTGCGGACTTTAAACTAAAGGCTCGCATTGTCGATGGTTGGGTGAACTATGATAAATCGGAGTTTGCTTCACCGAAAGCACTTTCAGAGGACGATGAAGAGCTAGAGAGCATCTACAATAAACTTCATGACCTTCGAGAGTTTACTGATCCTTCGAAGTATAAGTCATACGATGAACTGAAAGCACGTCTAATGGCTGTACTCGGAGAAGGTGCCGGTGGTGGTACACCTACTATGGCACAAGAGTCCAAGCTTGGTGAAGAACAGGCTCCTCGTGAGCTACGTGCAGAGAGTGTCGAATTGGATGACGAAATCCCATTCGATCGCTTTAATGAATCGAATGACACCTCTTCTGCAGAAGAAGATCCTGAGGATACTTTGTCTTACTTTGCTAAGCTTGCCTCAGGCGGTTAATAGTTAAACGGATCAGTAGTTACCACTACATCTTTACTATAAGAATTATTACCTCCGGCAGTGGTGACATTGCCGGAGTTATTTGTGGAGTTATCAATGTTTAGGATCTGTGCAGCACCTTCGACGTCTCCGGTTTTTTCAATGTAATCCGCTGCCATTGTACGTGCAGTTTCCTCAAGCTTGGCAAGCCTTTCTCTTGCCTTAGCAATATTCTCTTGTGCACTTGATCTTCCTCGAGATTCATCTCCCCAGAACACGTCTTCGCCTTCTAAAGATCTATCAATTTTACTTTGTGCGGCCTGGATCATAGCCTCGAGACTAGATCTGCCCATTAAATTATCAGATGCAGCCATTTGAAGATCTTGTCGAGCGCTTAGCATATTTCTTTCGATCTTTGCTGCCTGAATCTGAGCGTAGACCGCTTTCATGATGTCCATCATAATGACTTTATCTTCTTCTGAACCGCTAAAAGGTCTTTTAGTCACCTCGAAGAAAACCTCCGTACCGACAGAAGCCACGTCAGCAGTTATTGATCCAGCATTTAGTGCAACGGCTGCTGGTGCACTGATGCCGCCCGTCACGGGGGCCGTCAAAGCAGCCGCTAAAGCGAGTGCATCAGCACTAGCTGCACCAAAGTTTAATGCTGCAGATGACGTATCGCCTTTCATAAGATTCCATAGACCGAATCCAGCGCCAGCTCCGACGCCTATAATAGGTAAGGATTTTAAACCGAGTGAAGTTAATTTTTTCGATACGGTCGATTCTAAAACTTCCCCAGTAATATTTGCTCCTGCTTTTATTCCTGCTTTTGTTCCTAGACCAGCTGGGGGTATGGCAACTCTAGCCAAATTATCAATAGATCCAACAGCCGGCGGTATTAGTGAGGGTGCTACTACTGAGCCGCTCTTTAAGGCCTCATCTAAAAGACTACCGGGTAAGAATTGACCGGTATTTGCGTCTGCCATTCTGTTGGCGCCAGGGTTAAACTTAGCAAGCTGATCCCCGATCAAAATTAACTCGGCGGCTTGAGCTGCAGCTTTGTCAAATATAGGAACAAATTGCGAATCGGCTTTTTGAATTAGCTCTTTTGCATTGAAGTTTGCAGCAGCTTCTCTTAAAGCCCTTTGAGCAGCTTCTCTTGCTGCTTTTTCTGCTGCTTCTTCCCTTGCAACTTTTGCTGCCTGCTCCGCCGCGATAGCAATTAACTTATCATCAGATGCAGCAGTTTGAGCTGCTCTCTTAGCCGCCGCTTCCGCTGCTTGCTTTGCTGCAACTTCTGCTGCTTCTTTTAAAGCCACGTCAGCAGCTTCTTTTTCGGCTATTCGGATTAGCTCTTTTGCATTGAAGTTTGTAGCAGCTTCTCTTAAAGCCCTTTCACCCGCTTGTTCACCAACTTCTTTTATAGCCGTTTGACCAGCGTTTTTGACAACTTGTTTTGTAGTGGTTTCACCCGCTTGTTCAACAACTTCTCTTGTAGCCGTTTGACCCGCTTGTTCAACAACTTCTTTTGTAGCCGTTTGACCCGCTTGTTCAACAACTTCTTTTGTAGCCGTT